CTACCAGTGCGATCAAAATAAAAGCTCGTTAGCTTAAAATCGTCGGCGCTGTATGCTGTTAAATTTGATCCGTTTTTTCTATACGTACGGCTCGCAAAAGTACTTGGCCAAAGTGCATTGGTTTGTATAAAATGCCAAACGCCATTTGATAATAAAAGGGTGGCATGCCAACGGGTGCAAACTTGTACAAGTACATCGTAGCACGAAATTGCCACGGCATCGTCGTACTCGTCGAGCTCCATAAATGCATCGTTTAAAATACGGCTAACTATTAACGGGTCGAGGGTATAAGCTGGTGGCGATACCGCGAAATGTGAATCTTCGTACCAGTCGACGGCGGTTTTTAAAAATACATCGTATGTATCCCAAAACTGGAGTAAATCGGTTTGGCCGAGTATGGTAACTAAATACGTAATAAAAGTTTGAGCCAGCGCCCCGGTGGCTGGGTAATCAATATCTTTTAACCGGCCAAGGCCATCGGCGGCATGTAATTGGAATGGGTACGGCAATGCGGTATCTTCAATATTTATTAGCCCTTGTAATACCAGGCCGCACCAAAATAATTCATAACTCGCGCCATCATGTAAATATATAACTACAAAAAACCTTTGTTCCTGGGCGCCAATTATATCGTCGATTAAGGTTTCAAACGCGGCATCTTCGGCCACGCAATTTATTACGCACTCGCTGGCTAATATTGGCGAATACCGCCCTTGGTTTTCGCCCGAGTAATCGAGTGTAAAACCGTCAAAGGTATCCATACCAATTTCGAGGCTATTGGTTACATCGTTATAATCAATATCAATTAAATCAATACGATATAAATAACCATCCTCGCTGGTCCAGTCTGCCCTATATCGTATATTACTTGCCATTTATTTTAATCGTTAATCGTTAGTTTTTAGTGGCCGCGTATTGCGGTGCGATCGCGCATTGCTTTATCAAATACAATTAGTAAATCTTTACCGCTTATGCGGCTGGTGCCGGTAAAATGCATACCATCCTCGCCCAAGCCGCCGGCTGTAAGTGGGAGGGCGGCGGGTATTACCCGCTCGCCGCTGGATAGTAAAGCGGGGTATGTATCGTTATTAAACCCCGGGGGTATTATACCACCCTCGGCAAGTTTGGCGCCGGTGGGGCCTTTTTTAGTTGCGTTTGTTAATACCGTGGCGGCGGCAATGGCGGCAATACCCACAACAATGGCCGCGGCGGCGGTCCAGGGGTTTGAGCTTAATAGCGTAAACGCTAACATTAAAGCGCCGTAAGTAATAAGTGCGGTACCAATTTGTTTTAAAAAGCCGGCAATAACGGCAACAACCTTTTCGCCAAAATTAGGATCTACGCCGCTAATCATATCGCCAAGGGCCTCGCCCAAAGTTGTGCCCAGGGCAACAATACCCTGAACCATGGAGGCCTGGATACTATCCGTGGTTTGCTCCCAACTTTTAATAACAAACTCCTTATATATTTTAAATTCCTTGGCGGCATCGCCAGCGGCCTTACGTAGTTGCATTGTGAAAAAAGTAAATATATCGGGTTTTTTTGCTAGCTCGGTGTTTAAATCAGTAACGCGAGTTTTCATTTTTGTTATTTGTGGGAGGATACCCCGTATATTATCGGTTGAGGCTTTAGCCCCCGAGCTCATGGCGCCAAATGCCCAAGTACCCGATTTACCCATGAACCCCATGGCTTGCATGGCATCGCGCGTTATATCCTTAATGGTATCGCCAAAGCTTTTAAACTCGGTTTCTATTTCGGGTATTGGCCCCTTTAATTTTTCGAGCTCCTTAACTACGGGCGCAACAAAGTCGACGCCAAATAATTTTGTTAACTCGTTTAAAAAAAATGAGCTTACTTTGATAATACCTATAAATGCATCGATGGCGGCATTTTTAAGCCACTCCCAATTTGTTAACCGTTCTTTAAATGCATCCCAGTTACCAACCACATAAACAAACGCGCCGGCAATGGCGGCGATGGCGGCAATTACTAACCCAATGGGGCCAAGCATGGCCGTAAAAGCGGCACCAATGGCGGGTAATACTGTAAGCATTGTACCAAATATTATAATAACCGGACCGATGGCGGCGGCAATACCGGCCATTATTACAATGGTACGTTTGCCTCTATCGGTCATGCCTTGGAATACATTTATTACACTCCTCGCTTTTTCTATAAACGACTTTGCAATAGGTATTAATACCTTACCAAATGTAATACCCAAATCTTTTAAATCTTCGGTAAGCTCGCGGCTTTGGTTTGCAAAACTACCTTGTGTTTTTGCATAATCGCCCCACGCGTTGCGGCTTTGTTTGGTGGCAATTTCTAAGGCCGTTAGGGCTTTTGCCTGGAGCATAGATACGCCCAAACTTTTCATTTTTTCGGCAACCAAATTTTTGTACTCGGGCGAGTTTTGCCGTATTACAATACCCAAGGCTTTGGCTTGTTCGCTTTCGCCTAATAATGCTTTTGTTAATGCCTCGCTTGCCTTTGCGGTACCCCCTTCAATATTTGTAAAACTCGCCAAATCGACGGCCAGTTTATTAACTTTAGTTGAAAGATCGAGAGCGGCCTCCTGGGTAAAACCAAAGCCGGTTAATAAATCGCCAGTATCGCCCATTAATTTTTTGGCGGCAATGGAGGACAACCCAAATGATTTATCGAGCTCGTTAGCCGAGGCCCGGGCCTTGCTTTGTATATTACTAAAAACCTGGTCAAATTTACTACTTACCTCCTCGGCATCGCCAGCGGCTTTTAACGATAACGCTCCCAGGGCTACAATTGGAGCGGTCATGTACAAACTCATACTTTTGCCCATGCGTTTCATATCGGCACCGGTTTTACGAATTGTATTACTAGCCTTACGCATATTCGTTTGAAACTGTTTTATGTTTGCTCCAAGCCTAAATGTTAACGATGCTAAATTGCCCACAATTGAAATTTTAAATTTTAAATTCTAAATATTAAATTATTCGATAAAGTCCTCAAATTGTTTTTTAGTTAATTTTCTTTTTATTGTTTTTTTCTTTTTTCGGTTTTGAAATTCTGTTAATGTTTTTGCCTTCATATTGGCTTTAATATATGGGTTGTTAATTTCAATCATCCACGCCAGGTAATCAAACCTTTGCCAATCATTTTTTTGCTTTTGTTGCTCCAGCTCGTAAAAGCCGGCCAGCTTATTTAAGAACGCGGCGAGGGTAATATCCTCGTAATCTTTAAGCGCCATACCCATCGCGCCAAGCGCTTGCCGCTCAATCCACGCCCAGCTTATTACTTTTTTTCATCGCTGGAGGTTTCGGCTTTGGGGTTTGGTTGTGTTTCGTCGGCCTCGCTTTCAACTGAATTTTGCAAAATGGTTTGTAATTTTGCAAACTCGGCGGGGTCGCCTTGCATCAAATCGAGTATATCATCGGTATCAATACCGCACTCAATACCATCCTTTTTACAACCACGCTTAATACCAAGTAATAAAAGGGTTGCAATATCGTCGAGCATTTCGAGGTTATTATCGGCGGCTTTTGTATACCAATCTTCAAATTCATCTAACGAAATAAAACCCTTATTACGGGCAAAGGCTCGTATTACCGAAAGGCCAAATTTTACGGGGTACGCTGTACCATCAATTTTAATTGTATCCATTTACTTAATTTTTGGGTTAGGCTGGAGTAAGGCGCCCCGATGTATAGGGGTGCCAGGTTCCAACCAATTTGTTTAACTAATTATTACGAAACAGTTGTTTTTGCAATTGCTCCATTACCTTTAAAAGCGTATGAAAAATTTACATCCTCCTCAACTCCGGCGCTTATATCGAGTTTTGTAACCTGGGCCACGCCACTTAGGCGTACGTCGCCAGTTACCTCGGTACTAAATTGTAATGTTAGCTCGGTGCCGGCTATTAATGCATCAAAAAGTTCCTCCATACCTTGGGTGGCATCGTATTGCATTTCGCTTTCGCCGCTCATTTCCCAACTCTTTTTACCCGAGCGTGTGCCCTCCCATCCGGCTGAATCTTTATTTATTGATACGCGGGGGTCGTGTGAAATTGACAAATCGCAATTTAGTTGCACATCCATTTTAACGGCACCCACCCAAATAGCGAGGAGGGTTGCGTTTATTGTTCCAGTTGTTGCCATGATCTTGTTATTTTATTGATTAGTGTTTAATGTGTTTAATGTTAAACCCGCGAAACATTCGCGCGCTAGTCTTTTGGGTTGGATTGTTGTTTATCGAGGTACCCGCCGGCCTTTAGTTCGTCGGCAAAATAACCGGCTACAA